GAATCCGTCCCTCTCCTGCTGGATTCGCTCTTGTTCCTCTTTGGTGGCGGTCTCCTCAAGGACTTGAAGGGTTTCAGCATCGGCCAAGAGAGAGTACAATCGTCCTAGATCGGTGTTGAAGATTTGGTCTTGGAGGTTCTTCTTACAAGTATTCGCATCTTTAAATTTACAATACGAATAGATACGACGAGCCACCTTCATCCAGTTGTTCTTAGACGCATAGACAAGAATATCCTCTTTGAGTTTCTGAAGGAGATTGTCTTGGGGAGCAAGATAGTTGCCCTTGGATTTGAAGAAATAGAGGAAGGAGAACTCCACAAACTGCGGTTCAATCCACGCTACGAAATCCACCTTGGGTGCGAGAGGTTGCTGGAGTGCTTCCTTCCAAGTGAGGGTATGGTCGTCCCGTAGTGTTTTATAGCCTCGTTTGACCTCCTGAGGAGTCCACCGAACCACACCGAACCGCAATTCTTTCTTGGCCACTAAGAATTGAAGAGGACTGAAGGTGGGCTTCAAGAGGGACAAGGCTTCTTTCTTTTCGTCGGCTGTGATGATGTTCTCCTGGGCCAACTGCTCCACCTTTTTGACCGCTTGGGAGTGATTGTAGCCGAGGATTTTGCCTTTGACAAGATGGGCTTCTTCTAAGATGTTCCAGGAAGGTACAACACCTGCCTTGATGTCTGTGATCCGAACATCTCGGAGGCTATGGAGTTTCACAATATTGGTTCGTAGTTTCTCAGCGAGCGAATCCTTCCACTCGAGAGTTTCCTCGGCATCTACATCCACCGCATAGAGAACCCTACGATCAGCAGAAGTCCCATGAACCTCAGGCTTACCGGAAAGACTCAAAGTAGATAATAAATCAACGATGGGTTGTGTATAGTGGTCAGGGAAGACTTTGGAATCCATTCTACTGAACCAAAGGATTTCTCTGTGATGATTTTGACCCAGAAATAAAAATACCTTTCCCGCAGAAGAAGTTATACCACCTGGTATGGGAGGCACGGGAGGTTTTTGCGTTTTTTTGACAAGATTTTTATAAGAAAAATATTTTTTGAGTCCCCAGTTTTTTTTTTTTTTTTTTATAAAATCAATTTCGTCTGACCCCCAAAACCTCCCATTGCTCCCTTTTACTAGGTCCTTTTTCTTTTTACAATCTCTTTTCTCTCTTTACTTCTTCTCGGCCTCTTTCTTGGCTTGGTTCTTGAGTCGCATACGGAGTTCCTTGATCTGTGTACGCATATCCTCTTCTACCTTGGCATCCTCGGCGAGGTCAGGGAGGGCTTTGATCTCTGCCTTGGGGATCTCGTAGGTGTAGTCCTCCAAGTCCACTTTGACCCCTTCTGCCTCCATATACTCAAGGACACCTGGTGTCTGGAGGAGTTTGACGAGGTCAGCCAGTTTGGTGGCGACCTTCACCAGGGCGTTGCGATCCGTCTGGCGGAGGATATGCTGGTTTTGGCGACCCGCACGATATCCAGCCATCAAAGTTTCGTTCGTGCCTTCCAGGATAGCCTTGTCGCTTTCTAGCTCTTCCACCTGGGTTTTGAGGGCTTCCACTTCTTCGCTATGATCTTCCATAGGCTCGGTCTGGACCTCCATAGACACCATCACCTTCGGACGCTTGGCTTCTTTGGCTTTCACCTTCTCTTCCTCCGCTTGGCGACGACCCTGTGCCTTGGCCTTCTTGTCCTGGAACTCTTTGATGCCGTCGTCCAGAGCCTTGAGGGCTTGGTCCTTGGTCATCTTCTTGAGTTTGAAGGTGTGGTTGATCATGCGGTGATAGTCGTGGGGCTTTCCGTCCAGGAACTTCTTGAGGGCTGGGCGGTCGGCTTCCTCCATAGCCATGTAGACCTTTGCGGTTTCTAGTTCGCTGATGAGTCGGTCATAGTCCACTACACGCTTGGTGTTGGTGGCCTCCGCCTCGTTGTTGCTAGTTGTGCTGTGCTGTTCGGACATCTGGTTCTTTTTTTACCTACCGCTCCCTGGGCCACCAGCCGATTCAAATTTTATACCCTCCCCCTAAAAAACCGATAGGATAGACATCACACGATAATAATCCTTTGATGTTTATCGTCTGACGGACATCCCCCGCTCACACATAAAAAAGTGGCTTTTTAGCATCGTATGATGTCTATCCAATCATTTTTTTAGGGGCAGGGTATAAAATTTGAATCCGGAAAGCCCCTGGAGTCCGGTAGCAAAAAAAGATGGAAGATCAAAACAACACCACGGAAAGCCCTGCCCCCGCCCCTGCCCCCGCCCCGCAAGCCGAGGCCAAGGCCGAGGAAGCCTGGGAGTGTCCTGTCTGCTATGGGGACGGAGGGCGGACAGGCCAACTCCGCATAGCCTGTGGCCACCAGATCTGCCTGGAGTGCTACATGAAGATCCGAGAAACTCGCCAGGGAGAGTATGGTCGCCCTGAGGCCAGATGCCCTCTGTGTCGCACCCTCATCCGCACCTCAGCCGAGCCGACGGAGACTGAGCGGAGGGACTTGGAGAGACAGGCTAACAACGTACGCCTCTCTGCCGAGCGAGTCCAGCACCTCCAGCGACAACTCACCACAGAGACTGCCCACCTGGCTGTAGCCCACGCCAGACTGCGGAGGGAGGCGGAAGGCCTTGGACTCTGGCCCGAGCTAGAGGCACGAGCCACTCCAGGCTGGACTGAGGCACGGCACGCCCCTGCCATCCCAGCAGAGGCCCGAGCCCACGGCATCACCGAGCGTGACTTGCCTCGCCCGCACCCTCCCCTCATCCCTGCGGAGCATCAGCCTATCGCAGACCGCATGCGGGAGGCACGAGCCGAGGAGGTCCGCCAGGAGGTAGCCCAGCATGTAGCGGACCAGCAAGCCCTCGCACGCCAGCACGGGGATACCATAGCCCGTCGCCCTGCCCCTGCCCACGGGGAAAACCACCGCAGATGCCCTGGCTGTCGCAGGGAGCGGGATGGGGTGTACTACAGGAGGATCAACAAGCGGGACGGCACACAGACTCGCCTCCTCCGATGCCAGACCTGTGCGGAGGAGATTGCCAGGGAGTAGGTGAGCCTACACACAAAAAACAAAAAGAAAAAAGCGAAGGTCAGGGACTGACTGATAAAATTTGAATCCAAAACTCGCACCTACCTCGGCAGTAAAAAGCCGACTCTTAGGTCAAGTAAGAAGAGATGAGTTCGTTCGCCCGATATGTTTTGAAGCACAAAAAGGAAGATACCCCTGAAGGTGATGTCGCCCGTGACCTCGCCCAGGCTATCAAGGAGTATGGATGCTGTAAGGCCTCCTGGTCCTACAAGACCCTCCACAAGCACATCACCGAGGATCACCGAGCCTGTGAGCGTATGATCACCACCCTTGAGAGTATGGGTGAGGCATACAAGAAGGTGAAGTCCGCAAAGTAGATGACGAGGTGGAAGTCATAAAACAAAACCAATAAAAAAGAGTGACTACTAAAATTTGAATCGCCGAGTGCGATCCTTAGGGTCAGTAAGAAGAGCCGAATATGTCAAACGAAAAAGTTATCGTCGCAAAGTATAGCATGGAGTCTGTGTTCCGCATCCCCAAGCACATCAACCTTGAGGACAAAGACACCTATGACTACTGGATCAAGTGGAACACACTCTATATCCAGCACAAGCCCACAGACAAGATCATCTATCAACTTGAACCTGTCTGGGGGGACGACCACGATGCTATGAAGTATCCCCACTCGGAAGAGGTCCAACACGCTGGTGAGTATGACCTGGAAGAAGAGGAGTACATCACATGGCCTGATGAAGACAGCCCACACTTCCCACCCACTACCGACTTCAGCAACCCGCACGATGGTATGGTGGTGAAGGATGTAGATGGCAAAGACTGGACTTGGTGCGTAGAAGATGGGTGGTTGCCTGGCACGGACCACAACGAGGAAGAAGAGGAGGTAGAGGGATAGGTGGGAGGTTTTGACACCATACCCTTCCTCAAAAACTAAAAAACGGGAGCAGTATCCATCAAAAAAAACAAAAACACGGGAACAATATCCACCAAAAACCTCCCAAACCTCCCGTGGATATTGGCCCACACTTTTTTTAAGTCTGACGAGTATATGAGTATTGAGGGCAATATCACCTGGAACGATTCACTCGAGAAATACTTTGCGGATACAGCAGAAAAGTGTCACTGCTTGGGGTGGGTTCATAAACGCTCCGAGGAAATCTACAGCAATCGTCGCACTTTGATTGATCTTCCGGTGATTGTTGTATCTGCTGTCACTGGATTTTTATCCGCTGGTTCTACGACCCTCTTTGACGATGCGAAAATCTCAAGTGTTGCTTTAGGTGTGGCCTCGTTGCTGGTGTCAAGCCTCACAACGATTGGGACATACTTCAATTGGGCGAAACGGGCTGAGGGTCATCGTCTGTCTTCAATCCAGTATGCGAAACTCTACCGGTTCTTGAGCGTGGAACTCTCGTTGCCACGGGACGAGCGAATGTCACCCTCCGACCTCTTGAAGTACACGAAGGAGAACTACGATCGTCTTCAGGAACTCTCTCCTCTAATACCACCGGCCGTAATTGAGGACTTTCGTCGTCGCTTTGAGAAGGAGAAGGAAATAGCGAAACCGGAGGACTTGAATGGACTGGAGAAGGTGGTGGTGTTTCATGAGAATCCACTACGGCAGGTGGAATCAACCCATACGATTCCGCCAAGTCCCGGTCTGACCCTAGAAAGACCGCCTTTGACTTTATCAGAAACGAGAACACACGACACATCCCCTTCTCTTTCTTCGTAGATTGAAACGATTCGGTTCGGAGGATTTCTTCCCAACTTTTTTTTGTTTTCTTCTCTTGGGAACGCTTCTGATACTCCCCTACCCCTCGTGAATAGACTTGATTGAGGCACTCAATAGATACGCCAGACAACGCAGAGAGGCTGTGTAGGTCTAAGGTTGTGGTAGGAGGCAATCCCTTTTCTGTGAGGAACTTCTGTCTATTTGTTTTCATACTATCAAATAGAGAGAAATGCCATACACGATTCACCCGTATCGCTCTGGTTTCCGAGTCTATAGCGAATCAGGCACACCCCTTAGCAAGAAAGCGATGAGTTGGGATCAAGCTCACGCTCAAATGAGGGCCGTCTATGCGGTCTACGGACGAAAGGAGCGTCTAAGTCGTCGCAAACTCAAAGGAGGAAATGCTGGTCCAGTCTATACTTCCAAGGATAAAGAGGAAGACGATGAAATCCGTTCGTATCCTTTGAGTGATGGTGATATCCTCAAAATCTTGCCTGACCTCAAAATCCTTTCCTATCCTGATTTCAACAAGATGAATTCTATTGACGAGGCGTTTGACGCTCAGGATAGATGCTTGTTTTTGTATTTGACGGAGGACGAGAGTACAGGCCATTGGATTTGTATGATACGAAATGGGAGGGAGATAGAGTATTTTGACCCGTATGGGGGCTACGATCCTGATGAGGAGGGGAAGTGGCTTTCTGAAAGTAAGTTGAAAGAACTCGGACAACACTACCCCACATTAACGATGCTTCTAGAAAAGAGTGGAGCAAAAGTCATACCCAATCCATACGCTTTCCAGAAGGACCGCAAGGATATTGCTACTTGTGGTCGTCACTGCGTAGTCCGCTTGTATATGAAGCACTTGAACCTCAAAGAGTATAAAAAGTGGATTGAGGAATCCGGTATGACCCCGGACGACTTTGTGAGTTCTTTTACCTATTACATCTTGAAGAAGTGAGTGCGTGGTTCAAAGCGGAAGATTTCTTGTGTTCTTAGTAGAATATGTCATCCTACTCGCTTCTTCCTAACTCGGCAAGTGACCCCGACTATGTCTATTACAACGCCAACATCGTGAATAACAAGATCAGCACTTCGGGCCAAGGTACAGACCCTCGAGCAAGATTCCAAGAAACTCGTGATACTCCTATTTTGAAGGACGCTCACGATTATGAGGTGGCTGTCTTGAAGTGTAAGATTAACGGCGGTGGTAAGACACTCCCTCTCCTGATTCCTCAAATCCAAATTGGTCCGAACGTGAATGACACGATTTACAGCGTCACACTTAACTTTGCCTATTGGGATGTTTCAAACAACCGAGTGAGATACCTCCAATCCAGCGAAACATTTCTAAAGTGGGTCACCGAATTGTATTCTCCTTTTACTCAAGTTCCTTCTACGGCATCACCAGGTCAAGAGGAAAGTGACTACTACTATCTCTACTCCTATAACCATTGGGTTCAGATTTGTAATACTGCCCTCCAAACTGCCTACAACGATTTAACAACACAGGCATCTGGAAAAGGATATACAATCCTCTCTCGTTGCCCTACCATGGAGTATGATGAAAACACCAAACTCTTCTCTTTCTATACGGACACACGAAGCACGAACTGGGGATTGAATCACGGCCCTCCTGATATTTCTGGGATGCCTCAGGTGTATCCGACCACAGCAGGTCAAGAGTGGATGTTTATTGGCTACAACTTGAACTTTGAGGGGCTGATGACGAACTTTGATACACAATACTACGGCCAGGGTGTTCCTTGGCAGGGGGCTGTTTCTTATTCTACGGGCCTCCAACTCTACTATCCTGAGAATACCCTGGTAGTTCGCAACAAGTCAGGAACGAATATCCAGAGCATGATTAACCCAGCCACGGGTGGTCCATATACTACACCTCTACTCAACTATGTAACCACCCAAGACTATCCAAGCACAACCACACTCTGGAGTCCGGTTCAGAGTATTGTGCTTGTCACCCAGTTCATTCCAATCCGCAACGAATATACCTCGGCCACAATAACACTTGGTGACAACAATACGGGAACAAGTATCCCAGGCACAAGTGCTTTCACCACAACCTTGCTGGATTTTAACGAAGAGTATAGTTTTGCTGAAGATTGGCGTGGGGAACTCTTCTACACCCCCACGGCCGAGTTTATCCCGGTCAGCCTTACCCCTTCGCACCAAGAGGTCAAGTCGGTGGATTTTGATGTGTTCTGGAGAAATCGTCTTACGAACAAACTCATTCCTCTCACGTTGTATAATTCTGCTTCCATCCAAGTCCGGTTGGTCTTCCGGCGTAGAAACCGCAAGTGATGCGTTGGTTCGCTTTTCTGAAAATAAAAACCCAGACTAGAATATACAATGGCATCCGAAGTCACCAAGGTTTCAGTTGTGGATTCCCGTATCCTCCAGTCCAAGCCCAAGTTCGCCGTTGAGAAAGGCCCTCTCTCCCTTACGAACGTTCCCTATCGTGCCATCACGGCCACTAGCTCTCAGCAAACGTTCAACATTATCGTTCCCAGCGAATCCGTTTTCGTTGATCGTGCTGTAGATTGGTCTACTTGGGTGTATGGCCAAGTGGATGTAACTACTGATGCTGCTTTCACCGCTGCGAATAACCCCATTTGTGTGTATGGTCGTGATGTTGCTCTTGCTCCCTATCCTCTCCACCAACTCTGTGCCACTATGTCCGCAACGATTAACGACACCACAACAGTCGTCAATACGAACGATGTACTTACCCAGTTACTCCGTCTTCAGGATTACAAGAAGCACCGCAAAATCAAGACTTGCCCGAATATGTTAGACAAGTATCTTGCCTACCCTACTGACTTGGGTTTTACCAACTCTCCTTTGGACGGCTTTGAACACGAAAATAACGTAGATGAGAAGCCCAACGGCTCTTGGGGTCAATTCCAGTGGACCAACCACCTCGGTGCTGTCCCTGATCCTTCGGCTGCGGAAGTCACTATTGCTGCGGAAAACGGCAATCCTACGGCCTACAAACTTCGTGGAGGTGTCCCTGTTGCTTCTGCGACCGGTGCTGCTGCGACCTTCCGTCTTTGGTTTCGCTTCCGTTCCACAGAGCGTCTATTGATTTCCCCTTTCATCTTTGCCGATGATCACCAAATCAGCACGGGCCTCTTCGGCGTTCAGAACATCCAGTTACTCATGAACTTCCAAAACCCTGCTGCGGGTGGTCGTCTGCTCCGTACTGCCAGCATCACGGCCAATGGAAATACCAAGACGTTTTCTAATGTAGGGTTTAACACCACCTATGCTGGTGCTTCTGCTCCGTTTGAAAACGCTCAGGTCAATATCCAATACCTCACTCCTTCTTTGGATGTTCCTCTCCCTGCGAAGTCTATCGTTCCCTACATGGACTACCCTCGTTACATCTCTCAACCTGCTGGAACAACTATTGGTATCACCAAGGCAAGTGACGTAACAACTTCCACGAGCATCCAATCCCAGACTATCACACTTCCTGCTATCCCCGATTTACTCATCATCTATGTCCGTCCTCAGGCCATCACCTCCACGGCGGTCGGCGACTGGTTGCTCCCTATCACCAACATCTCAGTCAACTTTGACAACTTTGCTGGTTTGCTCTCTTCTCACTCTCAAGAGCAACTCTATCGTATGTCCGTCCAAAACGGCCTCGAGATGGACTGGGATCAGTGGCGTGGATATGCTTCTTACTCTACTTCTACCAACGCTCTTGCCCCTCCCGCTACAATTGCGAGTGGCTTGGCTGGAAACAGCGTAGCTCTAACCGGTGGTCCTCTTGTCCTCAAGCCTGGTCGTGATATCGTCCTCCAGGCAGGACAGGCCCCGTCACTTGTTGGAAACTTCACCCTCCAGTTCAACCTCCAGGTTCAGAACTTCAGCGGTGCTGCGGTCACCAACGCCCAAGTCTTCGTCATCGCCGTCAACTCTGGCTACTTTGAAACCATCAAGGGTTCTTCCCGTATCATCAAGGGTGTACTCACCGAACAAGACATCCTCTCCGCTCCTCTTGGCCCTGGTTCTTCTGAGGCTCACATGGACCGCTTCGTGGGTGCTGGTATGCTCTCTGACAACGCTGAATCCGCCCATAGACACGCAAGTGGTCGTGGCCGTGGTCGCCCAGGACAGGATCATCGTATGAGTGGCTATACCTATTAAATCTAGACCTTTCCCGTGATGGATGGGAGGTTTTGCCCTTTTTTTGACCCCTTTTTTTATAAGAAAAAATATTTTCGTAGTTCCGAACTTCAAAAATATTTTTTTATATAAAACTAACCCCCCTAAATTCCCAAAAACCTCCCATACCAGGTGGTTCGGTCAAAACGCCTGTCTAAGTATCTCAGTAGATACTATCTATGCGAATATCCTCACTTAGGGCTTGGAGTCATACATTTGAAGCCTATTTGACTGCTCGAGGCTCTCATTTGATAATTGAACTTCCGATCCATTATCCGAATATAAAAACTCTCACAATCCAAAGGAGTTTCTTTGAACCTCTTACACGAAAGATAGTCATAGAAGCAAAAGCAGAAGAAAAACACAACCCATTAGAGGAGTCAGAGAAGCCCCGACGCTTAGCCTAACCTACACGAGGCCATCCGATTCTATCCTGGAACGCTCCAAGGTCACCCAGAAAGGCCCAGTGCCACTTGTGATAGTTATTTTGTAAATCCCAAATCTTCTGTGAGAGGACCAGTCTATATCCCTCCTTGACTTCCGAGGACGCATGTTCGTAGTCCTTGCCGAGTTTTTCAATCTCTTTGAGGTCAGCCTTGAGTTGCGTGATGAAGCGGTCAATCGTGGTGGATTCCAGGGCGGGATAGACAGGTGAAGCCATTTGTATATCCGGAAGGAAGATTTTTAGAGCCGTAAAACAAACGCTTACCATAAGATTTTGAGAGCGAGTTCGTTAGCGGTATGTTTGCCGAGTTTGTATTTCTTTGACATAGCCCCGTGCGATTTCTGGAAGACATTTCGTTTCATATCAGCAAAGCCTTTTTCTACCTTGCCTTGTTTTTCCAGTTCGGACCACAAGATGAAATCACCATACCCTTTCGCACCAAAGTGGATTGTGCCAAAGTCTGGGTGTCTGTATTCTAATTTGTTTTTGCCGGTCGTACAAAGATGAAGTAGACTTGGATCGTATCCAGCCTCCTTCGCCTTGGCCCTAGCTCGTTTGAGATACTCTTCACCGGTCAATCCTACTGATTTGAAGGAGAGGCGTGGGCCGTTGCCTTTGCCTTTCATCGGAACGCAATTCGGGACTTCCTTTCCTGCTTTGGTTTTCATTCCAACCATCTCGTATCCCTTCCAGCAAGGTTTCTTTTTGCGTCCTTTTCCAACTGCGTCTTTATAGGCTTCCGCAACGGAAGGCACGGGACTCATTTGTGTGGTGGCTTCATTTCTACCAGGGACACGTTCAGCCGTGCTACGAGTACTTAGAGGTGATCCAAATGGTCCAGCAAAG